GCTTGCTTAGGAGTTGGAGATTTTGCGTTGTCAGAATGGTCAGCATGTTTCACTGCCACTTTGTCCACGTATTCTCTCATTCTTTCTCTTTCGCTTTTGTCTTCAGAGTTGGCTGGTTGTGTGCCAAGTGCGGAAGTTGCTACTGGTGCTACTTCCTCTGCATTTGGTTGAACTTCTGTTGCTACGGCTTCTTTTTCAGCTTCTTTATCGCCTTCACCGTCTTTAGCATCTTCTTTGTCGCCTTCGTCTGACATTAATTTTTCAAACTCGGCTTTTAGTTCTTCCACTGCATCTTCTAAATCAACTATTTTGTTTTCGATGTCTGCATCCGCAGGTTTTTCTTCACCTTTGTCTTCAGCATCTTTTTCGTCTTCGATGTCTGCGATCATGTCGTCAGAGGCATCTCCGCCTACTTCAGCAGTTATTGGAGCAACTGCAACTGGAGCAACTGCAACTGGAGCAATTGTTTCAGCAGCAACTTCTTCAGTAGATTCTTTTTTCATTTCTTCTTTAGAATCTTCTTTGTCTGCTTTTTTCATTTCTTTATCTTTTTTAGCTTCTTCCACAGCAGTTTCTTCCACTGCTATATCAGCTAAATCTGATTCTAATAAATTTTCGTAGATCGAACGTGATTTCTCAACTACTATTTCATGAAATAGAGCTTCTGCACCAGTTCTGTCATCTGCGGTAAGTTTTTCAAGCATTTGCTCGAATTTATTGGTTGTGTTTTCTGACATTAGTGTCTCCTTGATTGTTGGTTAGTTTATTGATAAGGCTGTCTCCTTTATTTAACAAAATTTTTAAAAAGTGGGTAGATATAGGTCGATTTTGACTGGTTTTACACAGGTTTTGGTCTGCAAAAGCTGTTGCGAAAATCTGACACCCGCATTTCGGAGTAATTGCGATATTTTTTAAAATCTTCTGCTTGATAACCTGCTCCACTGTCTGGCACCACCCTAATGTATTGGTTTTTGGGGTTTTTCTGTATCACAATGCCGGTTTGACGCTGCCAATTGCCATGATATGTGGCTGGATCTGTGTTGTTGCGGTAGTTGCGTGTGCTGCCATAGAGGTTGTTGAGTTTGCCCTCTGCAGTGCCCACATAATCAAACCCTAATATATAAAGTGTGGTGTGCTGATGTGAAGTGGCCAACCACAGTGCTGTGGGTCCTGAACTCCATCCTTGACTGGGTTTGAAAAAATTCAATCCTTTGAACTTTTCCATGTTTTTGTTGGGATTGGTCCACACAGGGTTTTGCAGTTGCCATTGGCTTTCACAAATCTCCACAATCATCTTGGCATCCACTGCCACCAAAAAATCTGGTCTAAATTCACGATACAGTGCATTGCAACCATAAATTTTGCCCCATTCGCGCAGATAATCTAGGTTGATATTTTTGCGACTCAGTCCATTGCCCAACACAAAAGCAATGTTGCCATCCACTGGTGGTCTGGATTGAGGCGTGGGTGCAACAGATGTGTGTTGATGTGGAACAGGCTGCACTGTTGTGCTATGACCTTGTTTGGCCAGTCTGTGCTGTGCTTTGTCAGAGTTACGCTGATGTTTGATGGCTTTCCACTGTTCTTTGGTGTATAAAGATTTGTCTAATTTGGCCATGCTTGGCTGTTCAGGTTAGGCTGTGGGTTGAGTGCTGGCGATACTGTACATGTTTCTCACAAATTCCAGTTCTTTTTGCTGTTCGTTGTTGTGAAATTCACTGGCTTTGCGAGCTCTGTTGATTTGTTTTAGAGTAAATTTAGTTTTGCGAGTGTCTGTGGTGCCAATAATGGATTGATCATGCTCAGGATCATACATCTTGTGATCCGCAGTGTTCACATCATTTTTGTCAAAATAGAAAATTTCACGCAGTAGCATGAAATTATTTATGCTTATGTGGTGGGAGTTGTGCCTGGAGTGGCGCCAGCACCACCTGTGGTATCTGTGGGTTCCACTGGAGCAGTGGTTTCTGGTTCTTGTGCTGCTAAATCCTGCTGTATGTTGGCAGAGCTGATGCCTGCGCTGCGCATTTCAGCAGCTGATGCAGTGGGTTTAACTTTGAATTTCTCATCATTTTCTTCACGCCATAATCTTTCGTTTTCAGCCAATTCATCTGCACTCATGCCCAAAAATCTCATCAGTGCATATCTGTTGCTGATGTAAGGCAGTGCTGCCACTTGACTGAATGTCTGTATTCTGTTGTTGTCCAACTCTGCTTGTCTGTAAGAAGCAAAGTTTTGTGGAGTTTGAAACTTGATATCAAACATGCTCACATCAATGTTGACTCCTTTTTCCAAAAGATACTTTTTAAAATCGGTGTTGAATTCATCTGCGACCAAGTTCTGTAATCTTTCACAATAGTTGTTGAATCTCAATTCTTGAATGTAAGCAGTGCCCACTCTGCCATCTGTGTACTGTGCATTGCTGTCATCTGGTCCTGTGGGTAGGTATGAGCTGGGAATACGCAATCCACGCAACAGTTTATTGGTAAAGTATTTTAAATCATCAATTTCACCAAGGTTTGTACCGCCTGGCAGTGTTTCCACTTTTGATCCACGACCTTCTGCTGTCTGAGGGAAGAAAAAGTCTTCATTGATGGATAATGGATTGTAGGCAGAATCTATCACATTGGTTCCACCGCCTGTAGATGATGGAATACGTCGCTGATGAATTTCTGTTTTGACTCTTTCCACAAACTGCATGGCCAAGTGTGAAGGCATATTGCCCACGTCCACATAGAACACACGACGTTCTGGAGCTCTTTGCACCCTGTAAATGATAATTGCGTCTTCCAATAATTCTTTTTGTTTGTACACTTTAAATATGGACTCTAATAAAGAATTTCCAAATGGGAAATTGTTGTCCAGTCCTTCACTCAAACTCAAATGTATCACATGTTCTGCACTCACAGCAGTTTCTTTCAAACTGGTGGTGAATCTTGATCCAGACTGTTCGGGGCTCATGCCCACCATACCACGCACACTGCCTGCCAAATAACCAGAACCACCTGCTGTGATACTGTTGTTGGTTTCGTATGGAGTGGTAGCAATCAAATCTTTAAAATTTAAATTTATGTCACGTATCATGTACTGTTCTGGTTTCTTGCCTTCTGATTCATTCACAATGATCTTGGTCACTTTGGCTGGATCCACATGGAACCATTTTTTAGTTTCAGGATCTTTGATAAAGAAAGCATCACCGTACTTGAACACATTACGGAATATTCTAAAAATTCTTTTGTTGAAATTGTTCAGTTTGCACCACTGCTGTAGATATTGTTTCAGTATGGTGATTTCTGCATTGGTGGCAGGTTGTTTGAAATTCAGTTTAAAATTTGTGTCATTCTGTTTGTTCAGTTGCGAACAAAATTCAGCCAGGATGTCCAAGGCTGCATTCACTTCGGAATCCATGTCCATCACATTGTATTGTCCATAGCGTTCCACTCTGTTGGGTGATCCCACATACACATCTGGCAAATAAGAACTGTAGTTGGTCTTGGCTGGACCTGCCATGCGACCTGTGCGAGTGTAGATCTCGTTGTCACTCACTTGATTAAAATATCTTTTCCAACTCATATTATGTAATTTCTCCAACTGCTGTAGCAGTGTCTCTTTGATATCTTTTGCTGCCTTCTAGCACATAAAGAACTTGCTTCATAGTCATATTTAACTCTTCCAGCTTGTCAGCTGAAGTTTTTCCTGAGGCTGACACTGTGCTGCTCATATTGTTTTGTACCTTAGCAAAAGAGTCTCCCAGACTGTTTAATGCTTCAGTATAGCTGTCTATTTTACCTTTGTCAAGTGAATCCAATGTGGCATTGATGTTTTTGGCAAATGATTCTGATCCGCCACCAAATATTGAAGCAAATCCAGAAGCCACACCACTCACACCCAAAGAAGCTATGGCACCACTCAATGCCATAGAGCCTGCTGCCACATCTTTTAAATTTTGACCATCAATGGCTCCAATTTTACCCAAACCATCCGCAAATTTTTCCAAAGAGCCGCCTATGAGCCAGGTGGCTGCTGCCAATCCTGCTCCTACCAATGTGATAGCAGCACCCAATCCTGCTGCTCCCAACAACACAGTGGGATTGGCAAATGCCGTCAATCCTGCTGCCATTCCTTTTAATCCTGATCCTAATCCACCACCGGATTTGCTGATGCCTTCCAATACTTTGCCACCACCTGTATCTCCTGTGTTTTTTGAACTCCCTTTACTCATGAATCCTTTTACTCCTGATATGGCAGCACCACCCAGCTTTTTACTGCCGGCGGCTAAGCCTAACAACATCAATGCACCCACAGCCATTTTTAAATATTGTCCAAATTTGCCGAAGTCAACATTAATATCGGGTAGTAACGACATCAGGTTCTTGAAACCATCTGTAACTCCAGTGATAGTCATAGACATCCAACTCAATGCACCTCCAACCACTTCCAACAAAGGAGATATCAAAACAAGGAGTGAGTTTCTAAATTTTTGCATTTGACTGTCAAAGTTGGTCACTGCTTTGGTGGCATCTTGTTGTGCTTTCATTTGTTCTTTGGTGGCTTCTACTGCACCCATTTGATATTCTGTCAAATTCACCAATGATGCGCCGGCCAAATACATGTTGTTGCCTGTGATAGCAGCATTGCTAGCCATTGAAAGTAGAGACTCTCTGTTGGCGTTTGCTCCAGCAGCAGCTCTTCTCATACCTGCTGCAAATTCTGCGGAGCTCACTGAACCATTGCGCACTCCTGCTGTTAGATTTACCAACTCTGGAGAGGTGCTGGCCAGCATTCTTCCAAAATCACTGATGGGAGCTCCTCCGGTGACTATCATTTCTTCAAGGGCCGCTTTTAAATTTGGATCTACATTTCCCAGTCCTGCCACAATTGCTTGCAGATTGGCTTGGGCGTCTTTGTCCATGGTGGCCATCAACGATTTCAGTTTGAGATCCTGTCCTTGACGTTTGAGTTCTTCGCTGAGTTGTTTTCTACTCTGTCCTGTGACTCTGCTCAACATGTCCAACTGCAGAAGATAATCTTTGCTACCGTCTGTGAGATCTTCTTGACTCATCTGTTGAGCTTTGCCCAGATTAGTCTGTATTTCCAAATAATCTGTGATATAATCTGAAGTTTCCAGCATGCTGAATCCCAATCTGCTCAATGTGGGTTGGAAATCTTTTTGAATGTTTTTGCTGATGTTGGTGAACACTCTCACACCTCGATTCACACTGCCACCCAATAAGCCAAATGTGCCAGTGTTGGCCAACACCTGTTCTTTGAAAAGATCCAGACTCAATCCAGCTTCAATAGCTGCCATACGAGAGCCAAATATGCCTAAACCAAAATCAGCACCTTGTTGACTGAGTTCTCTGAACACCACCACTTGACGATCCACTTCGTTCACCAAGGCCAATATGGTGCCGTAGAACAATGCCATGCTGGGATTGAGTTTGGTCATCACTGAAGACAACGGCTGTACCAAGTCGCCAAATTTGCGACCAGTCACCATCAGTGAATGACCAAAATCCTTGATGCCTTCCGACAACACCTTGCTTCGGTTCTGTAATTTTTCAAATTGATTTTCGGTATTTTTGGATTGTTTGCGCAGATCATCCAACCCTTTGGCTGACTTTTTAGCAGTGTCAGCCACTTTGGCTCCAGTGCCGGAACCTCTGCCGCCCAATGCATCCACCAATTTTTTCAGAGTGGCTTCAGTGGCAGCATTCTGCAGCACAGCATCGTCCAAATCCGAGCCGGGAGCTTTTATTTTTACTTCATCTGCCATTAATTAAATACCCAGTTAATTCTGATTATAAATACACACATATTATAAAAACATG